TTTTTGCGCCGCGATGGCATCCATCTGGGATTTAAGCTCTTGGCGTTGGCGTACAATCCCAGCCTCTTTTTTGGCTAGAAATGAAAACCTATCGCTGACTCGCTCTTGTGGAGCGGCTGGTGTCTCTGGGACTTCTGGTGTCCCAACTTCTGGCATTTGATCTAAATTTTCCATTTTACAATCCTTATGCGACCATCGGGACGTTCGGTACTAATTCACTAGGAGCCATTGGCATCGCTGGAGCTTGCGCTTCAGGCATAGGCGGCTGGCTTGCAGCAAGTGCCATCTGAGACAGCTGATCAATCTCAGAGATAAAGTCTCTCAAGATCTGGATGTTCTCCTCAGGTGCTCCCTGAGTTTTCGCAAACGGCAAGTATTGCAAAGCTAATTCACGAGCTAGGGCTAGATCATCATCAGGCTCGGGATGATACACGGTGCCGTTATCAATCATGTCCTCGATGACTTTGTGCAGCCACTCTTCCTGTGCGTTGCTTAAATCTTCCGCTCGCTCCAGATCAGGGAAATCAAGCAAACGTCTACCAGCGCGAGGGCTAATAAAGCCTGCCTGGATATACTCGGTAATAGTCTGCAGCTGGCCAGCAGGATCAGTGGGCAGCTTAGACACAGGATAAATTTTAAGTGTGTACTCATCGTCGTCTAATTGAATCGATTTCCAGTCCAGCTGGTCCAAGAATTTCTTACCGGGAGTATAAACTCGGTAGCTTTTTTCCCTAGCATAAATGTCCTTTACGACACCAATTGCTAGCTTCGCCACATGAATATAAAAGTTTTCATATTCATGGCCGACATTCATAAAGCGCTCGGTTTCAATGTCGTTAAATTCTCTTAGCGCTTTACCAGAATTGAGACCTGCAGGCTTCTGGCTAGTAGCCGATAGCTGTGAGATACCGGCTTGCTCAAAGGCCTGTTGTTTCAATGTCTGCAAATGTGCATAAATTTCTGGCGGGACAATCGGTGGGCTAACATATTGTGGAGGTGTGCCAGTGTAGTTAATGAGGACACCAATGTCATTCGAGATATGCTCTTTTACTATCTTAGATCCATGCTCGAGGAATACTTTGAAGGTTCCAGCCATATGCATGGAGCGCTGAATTACCCACAACAGTTTATTCACTTCTAGCTGTATGTTTTGAATCTGTTCAGCTAGGCCTTGTCCCCAAAATCCGTAGAGCCTGTCTGACCACTGCATAAATGCAAAAGGGAAATGATCCTTTTCCCAAACTTCTTTGAAGAGAATAGCCTCATCGATAGCTATTACATGCAGGCCGTCTTTGGCGTCTTTACCTGAGGGTAAATGCCACGATTCACAGACTGTGATTTGGTCGGCGATATTTTGATAGGTCCCGGTAATATCGATTGTCGCAGCGTTGGCTTCCATGATGCGTTCTTTGTGCTCGGGATAAAGCGCAGCAAGGACACCACGGTCCACGTTCTTTACGCGGTGCATTTGTCTAGGATGCCCGTAAAAACTTTCCATCTGATCAACGTATAGCTCTGAAGGGATGACTCGCTCAAATTTACAGCGTCCCTCGTGCTCATACACATGAATGACACCAGAGCCAAACACCAAGGCATCCCTGAAAATCTTAGGTCCTAGCCTATAAATTTCGTTCTCGTAAAAAATACCGTCGACAAACTTGTCTAGCTGTTTTGCTTTCCGTTGCACTTTCCACGTAGCACCAGAAGTAATAAAGCTAGGCTTAGGCCTATTTTTACTGATCTTAGATACTAAGGTATCAACACAGCTTTGGATGATGTTGTAGCTAACACGGTCCTTCAGTGTTGCCTGAGTGCTTTGTATCTTAGAAAAACTAAGACCGTTGATACCCATGATGTTCGTATTGCCGTAGAGCCTTGCGGAGATTTGATACTGTGTCTGTCTCTTGGCATCACCGTTAGCAATGCTCGTGACAGTCCCGACGATAGCCTGCGCCATTTCGTAATCGGTCATGAGCCACCACTTCTTACCGAAGTCAACTGGCTGTGGTTTTTCGCCGCGATTGAAGGACGTATAGTCTATAGGCATGACCTACTCCGGTTTGCTTGCGTTAATGTCAGGTTCATAAGCGGTAGACCAGTATAATAGCTCGTCCTCAGTAGGGAGGCGAGTTTTCTGGCTTGGTGCTTCAATCTCAGCAAGCAGGGAAGGCTCTTCTTTTTTATCTTCAAATAGCTCAATGCGAAGTTTAGAAAAATTAAGACCATAAGTAAAACTAGCCTTTTTTACCTTCAGGCGGCGGGCTAGCTCAATGAATGCCTCGGCATCAGAGATCGTCAAAACCTTGCTCGTTCCAGGAGATGGGGTCATCGTCATCCTCGGCTAATTGTTTTTCTAGTGCTGCGATTATCTCGCGTTCTTGTTCTTCTACCCATTCCGGCGTCCCGTATGGCGCAGTAGGCTGACCGACTACGTGACTCACCCAGTGCAAGCTCTCGCGGAAGGCATATAGAACAGCGTCGGCAATGTCTGAGTGATAGGCTTCGCTGATCACCAGGCGCTCATTGCTATTCTTCGCCTTGTCCCACTCGATCAGCCTGGTGTCTTGGGCAAAAAGGCCTTGAGACTTGGCGAGAAACTGACCAGTGCGTAAGGCATCGTTTAATAGCTCGATGTATTCAAACTTTCGTGATTTCTCAGCTGCTTTGACGGGTAGGCCGTAGCGCCTTTTAAGCTCCTCAACAATTTTTTTCCCGAGCCCACCGGCATCCATGACGAGCGCTACAGGATTGTACTGCTTTACTAGCCTATCTAATTGAGTAGCTAGTTCTGTGACGCCTTGTTTTTGCACAGCTTGTTCGTATACCAGATAGGTCGCTGAAGGCTGCGGTGTAGCACCAGGATAGTGGTAGGCTTGGTTCCAGCCGATCACAGCTATTGCGTCCGCATCATTAAAACCAAGGTCAACGCCGATGACGTACTGCGCTGTCTTAGGCTCAAAACTCACAAAGTCATTGCGAATGCTGTCGTACTTGAACACCAGGCTATTACTATCTGTAACCCATTTGCCAAAACACTCGCGCTGGATTTTAGGGTCAGAGGGAAAGACTCCCATGCGCTTACAATCCCTTAGGATAAGCTCCATCGGCTTTTTACCGGACTTGCGCTCTAGCCAGGGGTTTTGCAGCATCGTCCAGCCATGATGGGACCACTGATTGCTTTCTGATGCTTTGTGGAAATAGCCCACGGGTACAGGGCCAGGAGTGCCGATCAGGCATAGTGTCCCGTCATAGTCGAAGAGTGACTTAGATAGGACGTCATCTACTAATCCCTCGAGATATGGCCGGAAGGCTTGGGCTTCGTCGATATAGACTTTGACCAGCGGGAAGCCACGGTATTTCTCAATTTCCGTCTTATCCTTAGCGCCTGAAAAGTAAATGATATGTCCGTTAGGAAATCTAAGAGATAGCTCAGTCTCATTCGCTACTCCTCCTAGCTCATGAAGCCTGTTAATTTCGAGGATCTCAGCCCATATAATGCGCTTAGCATTGAGACGGCTAAGGGTAATATAGAGGCTGGCACACTTGGGCTTTTGTAGGGCCGTGTCTAGTAGGTCTACAGCACAGGCTATCGTCTTACCAGCACGGCGAGAACACACAGCTACTTTGTATGTAGCTGGGTCTCTAATAAATTTAATTTGCTCTGGAAAACAAAAGTTTTCCGGCGAAAACACTGGAGGTCTTCTTGAGATTTCTTCCAGCGCAATACGCAATTCTTCGTCTGATAGATTCATTTAAAGTCTTTTTCAACAAGATCGGCTGCGTGTTTTAAAGCAAATACCATACAGTCTTTAAAGCTCTCTGACTTGAAAAGTAGGCTATTGGCTTTAGATAAAAACCGATGCTTATATCTGCCTTCGTAATGCACTTCATAGTCTTGCATTCCAAGAGGCTCTCTCACGACTACTCTATTATTCCAATCTAGCTCTAAACGGTAACAAGTTTTCATTTAAGCTTTACCCATAAGATGTCTGGCATGCCGACGATGTATGTCTCTTTGGCTTGAGTGTCGATTTGTACGCCGTGCTCGACTAACTGCATTAAAACAGCGTCAACCGTAGCATCAAGGCTATTGCGCACACGGTTTCCAATTTGAACACCCGTGTGAAACTGAACGCGTTGCACATGCCTACCGCGTGATTCACTGGTGGCTTTAAACTTTTCAATAATCTCATCGTCAATAAGATCATACGGTACTTCAGTCACATTACCCTCGCATGAGATGGGATACTTTCTAGGTCGTCCTGGTTTTCTTCGAAGCGGTTCTGGTAGGTCTTCCATATGTGTGCATCCAATAAATACGGATTAAAAAATAGATTCGGGTATTTTTGCGATAGCTTGCCAGCGTCATAGGTCAGGAAAGGGTAATAGATCTTGTGGTCCATGCTGGGAAATACCGAGGAAACAAGATGCTTGCCGATGCCCATCAGCCTAAAGGCTTTCTTCACATACACGTACATGATCGTTTGAATACAATCATTTGCCCAAACATACCCAAGCACCACATCGGGCTCTTCTTTGAGAGCTACAAAACTTAGCCTATTTCCCTTGCGTTCTAGCGCACGACTGATGATGTTGTGCAGATCATTGTAATAATCATAGTCAGCCATAAGCTTCGTGTGCGGTGACGAG